AAAAAAAAATAAGGTAAAAAAGTTATACAATGTAGATAACTTGGATACATTATATTTTAATAGTGTGTTTTCACCAGATAAATATAAATTATCTAAAATGTTATCTGTAAAAACAATGGTTTACAATAATTTTTTTATTAATGAAACAAAACAGCAAAATTTAATTGCTCTTTTTAGTAAAGCACAAAAAATATATTGGATATTAAATAGGTTTGTTCAAAAATATAAATATAAAAAAACTAAATCGTTTGACATACAAAAAAGTTTATACGAAGTTGAATTTAGCAAGTGTAAAAAAACACATATTATTTCATTAATTGAAAATAATACAAAATATATATTTAGAATTAACGAATTATTAAATCTCTGGAAAACGTCATTGACCAATTGTTGTAATTTACAACCAGCTCCTATTATTCCAAGAAATCCTTACACCGGTTTGAAAATTTCCATTCATAATTTATATAATATATACTTTTTTGCTCGTTTCAACACAGATATTCTTATTAACAATTTAATAAAATCTTTTTTTTATTTAAATTTTGATATAAAAAAATTCAAAAAAGAGCAGTATCATAATTTATGTGATAATGCGATAAAAAATTATATTCAAGATTCTGAACCAATACAATTATTTTATGATTGTATAAATATGATTAACGCCAACCCAAGAATTTTTAATTATTCGCGTATAAATGAAGAAATGAACTATAAACATAAGATACAATTTGTTCGGTTATTAAAAGAATATTTAACTTATTATTTATATAGTACAGAATCGTGTAATCCATTTATTAAAAGTAAAAACAGAATTCTTTTTAAAAAATCTATAAAAAAATTTATGAAAAAACACCCAACATTCGGAAGAAGAATAATATTAACACCGCGATCGCAATCTCAAAACATTGAAAACTTTAATGTTTTCGCGATGCCGATTATTGTTTTAAATGATGGCAGTGATGAGGAAGAAACGGAATCTGAATCGGAACACGTGGAAGAACCGCCAGCATTAACACCATCGCCAGCACAAGCACCAACACCATCGCCAGCACCATCGTCAACACAAGCACCAACACCATCGCCAGCACCAATGCCAATACCAATGCCAGTAGAAGATCCACAATCAACACAAGAGCAACCTCAAATCGAAGAAGCGAGTATAGAAACCGAGGAAAAAGTGGAAGAAGACGAATGGATATTGGAAGATGTAGAAACAGAACAAACAGAATATAACAATGAAAATCCTGATGAAAATATTGATCAAAGTAACTTTATGGAAATCGATAGCTTTGATAATGCGAATGATAACATCCCGGTAGTTCATATTAACATAAATGATATTTCCAATAATAATTATGAATCAAGCGAAGACAGTGTAAATAATGTGACAGAGATAAATTCGGACGACGATATGGATTGTTTGCTCTTTACAAGTGAAAGTGAAAGCAGTGTTGATATTTATTAAAAAATGGTTTAGTTTTTAGTTTTAATTTTTAGTTTTTAATATTTCAATATTTTTTAAAAATATTGAAATATTATTTGAAACAACAGAAACGCGGTTGTTTTTGGAAATCATTCCATTCTTGAATTGTGTAATTATTACTCATGGATAAATTACATCTGGCGCAAATTGGCTTTAAATTATCAACATCCAGCGATCCTCCTTTGCTTTCTGGTTTATCGTGTCCAACATGAAAGTCAAACACATTGATTTCATTTGTACACCAGGACACATAGCATTTATGCTTAAATGACTCACCAAATATTTTCAACCAAACTTGTTCGCGTAAAGCTTTAGGTATAGTGGCTTTATTTTTGCTTTTTTTGTTTTTTTTATTACTTTTTTTATTGTTTTTTTTTTCTTTATTTTTTTTATTATTATCTTTATTTTTTTTATTATTATCTTTGTTTTTTTTATTATTATCTTTATTATTTCGTTTTTTTCTGAACATTCTTATTATAAAATACATTGTTTTTTTATATTATCTTTTATATATATATGACTGGTTGTAAAACACGTGCCATTATATTTGATTTGGATGATACAATTGGCCATTTTGAACAATTTTCAATATTTAAATTTGGTTTGGACAATGCGCTTGAAAAAAAAATAGGAAAACAATTTTATATGAAATTATTAGACTTATATCCTAATTTTTTTAGACCTGGTATTTTTAATGTATTAAATTATTTAAAAAAAGCAAAAAAGAGAGATAAATGTTTAAAAGTTATTATTTATACAAATAATAATGGTCCTCGAGAATGGACGATATTAATAAAAAATTACTTAGAATATAAAATCAATTATCCTATTTTTGATAAAATTATAACAAAATATGATACATCTAGCGTAATAAATTGCCGCACTACTGATGATAAAACGCACTCTGATTTGATAAAATGTTCAAATATACCAAAAAAAAGTAAAATATTATTTTTAGATGATCAATATCACTATTTTATGAAGCATAGAAATATAAAATATTTAAAATTATCGGGATACAACTTTCACATATTACCTCACAAAATGATCGAAACTTTTTTAAATTCAGATTTGGGGAAAATCGTTAATAAAAATCAGCACAAAAATTTCACAAAATATATGATAAATGTTTTAAATGGTGAAAAAAATTTTAAGGTGTCAAAAACAATTATTAGTAGAAAAGATAAAAAAGAAAAAAAAAGAATCATACATGAAATTAAATCATTTTTAAAACAACGAAAACATACAAGAAAAATTCACCATAACAAACATAAATATAAAAATCATACACGAAAAAAATAAAAAAATCATACACGAAAAAAATAAAAAAAAAATGATTATAAATGATTATAAACGATTATAAACTATTATAAATAATTATAAAACTATTATAAATGATTATAAATAATTAAAATTTATAATTATCTCGTTCTCAAAATCCAGCTAAAAACTTACCCAATTTAGTTAATTTCGGTTTTTCAATAGGGGTAATATCTGGTAATTCCTGTCCATATGTTCGTGGATTTTTTGGAAATAACTTTGGTTTACATGGCCAATGACTTGTTAATCTCATTTCGTTAAACGCCTTTTGTTTTTTTTTAATCATAGCCTTTGTGGCGAGTTGACGTGGTTGATAACACAAATATACAACCGCCCTAAATTTTTTATTTTTTCTATCTTTATATGCTTCTACACCACAATGAATTGTTCGTGAATCCCAAAATACAAGACTTCCTTTTGGGCATTTTATTTTTTTTTCCAAGCATTTATCCTTAAAGAATTGTTCTTCGTCGTGTGTTAATTTATACCAATCTTTTTTATCTGTAATTTCAAATCTTTTTCCAAAATCATTATGAAGTTTATGACTTCCTTCGTAAAATGCCAGTGTGGCATCACCGTCTTCAACATCTAGTCCTGTTACCCAAGATTGTAAACATTCAAATTTCGGTCGTGTGAAACTCTGATCTGTGTGATACCATGTATTATTTCTATTCCACCCTCTCCGTGTTTCCTCGGGTGGCATATGAAAACTTAAACCATCAAACGAAACCAGTAAATCTTCGGATTTACATTTCCAAAATTTCGAAAAAATATCAACAATTTCTTTTTTTTGCCTGAGATCCCACACAGCTTGGCAATGCCCCACATTCCAATGTTGAAATAACATACTATGCATTGGAAATAGTCGATATAAGCCACGCCAGCTTTTTTTATCATTTTTTTTTATCGGTGTTTCCCAATTTTGTGTAATATGTTCAAAATGACCCCATATACCATCTACCATAGTTTGACATTCTTCGTCGGTAAGTACATTGGGTATAATAGCCACTCCATATTTTTCAGCGGTAGATTTTAAAGTATTGATATCGCAAAAGTATTTACTATCCTCGTATTCGGTCATTGTTTTTATTTAATTACTGTTTGAATATATTTAAAATCAATTTATTTATTAATAGTAATACCATGAATAATTCAATATTAGATCCATTATACGTTTTTACGACCGTGCCTATGGATATTTTATCACAGATAAGGTTATTTATGTATCACCCAAATACAGAAATAAAACAAATAAGAAAAGATATTATAATTGATAACAATATTCGCCTATTGGAAAAAATTAAAAAAACATACGACGATGAACTACATCGTTATATAAATATTCCAAAAAACGCCGAATTAAGTCCAGATGAGGAAGGTTTTTGGAAAAGATATATAATTTCAAATGTTGACGCAAAAATTACTTATTTAAAAAAAAATCCAAATATTGAAGAAATAATACTACATTACAAAAGTTATTTAAATTCTATGTTTATAAACTTACACGCAATAAACTATCAACAAAGTTTGTATCCTTTCATAAAAGAGTTAACACAAATATTCATTGAAAACAATATAATAACTTAAAAGATTTAAGCATTTGAATATATCAATTACTAAAATGAAAATAGTAATTGATAATAGAGAACACGCATTTATAAAATTAATCACCGTTATGTGTGAAGAGTATGATTTTGACATGGGGATAGAAATAGAAACCTTGGATTTGGGTGATATATCAATAAGAACAGATTTGGACGAAGAATTATTATTAATAGAGAGAAAAGAAGTCAGTGACTTGGCCGCGTCGATACGAGACGGGCGTTACAAAGAGCAATCCTTTCGTTTAAAAGGTTATCCAATTCATAATCATAATATTATTTATTTAATAGAAGGAAATATTAATACATATAATTCCAGATATTCGAAAATACCACCTTCAACACTTCACGTAACTACTTTTTGTTTGAATTATTTTAAGGGTTTCTCTCTTCATAAAACAAATAATTTACGTGAAAGTGTTGAATATATTTTACGTCTAACAAATAAATTACATAAAACAAAGGATATATATGGTTTTTACCATGATAAATTTGTTGATAGTAAAAAAACCTATTCAGATGTCATATCATCGGTCAAAAAAAAAAATATTACACCAGAAAATATTGGATGTATTATGTTAAGTCAAATACCTGCTGTTAGTATGAACACCGCGAAGGCAATTTTGGAAAAGTTTGGATCGATAACACAGTTAATAACGGCATTAAATCAAGATAAAAAATGTTTAACAGATATAAAATATAAAACAAAAACAGATAAAGAACGTAGAATATCAAATACCAGTATTAAAAATATTATTGAATATTTATTGTATACTGGTATTTAATATTCAACGTCATACAGTTAAGTATAAAAGAATATTAAAAAGAGCATTAAAAGAATATTAAAGGAAATAATTAAAATTATATTTAAAATTACATTAATGTAAAAATTGAAAAATAAAACAACTTAAAAATAACATTCAAAATATAATAGATATGCCAGTAGCAGTAGGAATTGATTTAGGAACCACTTATTCATGTGTAGGAGTTTGGAAAAACAATAACGTTGAAATTATCGCAAATGACCAAGGTAATAGGACAACACCGTCGTATGTTGCCTTTACCGATAGCGAGCGTCTTGTGGGCAACGCCGCTAAAAACCAAGTGTCTATGAATACCAAGAATACCGTATTTGACGCAAAGCGTTTGATTGGGCGAAAATTTTCCGATGAACAAATTCAA